GTCCACATTGCAACTGGGACAAAGTGGAGCGTGACAGTTGGTGCAAATGGTGTTTCAGCAAACAACATCACAACATAAAAAAATTATGGCATTACAAAAAACAATTAAAATTACAGGGGATTCGTTTGTTACAACCGAATTCGGAAACATAAACAATGATAAACAGAGCATCGCTGACGCAGTAGATTGCTAATCCTCTCCATCATCGTCCGACATATAGTAGTCATCATCGGACATCGGCTTAACCTGTTCCTCGCGCCTAGCCCAGAAGCGATCCGTTGGAACAGGTTTATCGTTACCGATAAAAGTTAAACCATTGCGGCGGGACATCTCTAGTGCGTAGAGAAACGAGTCAGCCAAGTCAGGCGAGAATCCAGTCCTACCCTTGTAGTCATCTTTAGTCTCTACGGAAATCTTCTTGTTCTTTGTGCGATACCTACGCAAGCAAAGTTCTCGGCCTAGTTCACCAGAGGCTTCGACTCCATAAATAACCCGCGCCTTAAACCCGTGGAAGCTCTGATACCAGTATTCTGAGATCAAACGATCATAAACTTCTGTGCAGGGACGCTTATCGACATCGGCAGCGATACGATCAGTTGGGCGACCCATAGAAGAGATAAGGGCGATAGACGAACCATCCTTATCATGCCGTAGCCATTCACGCATGATAGCCTGCCCAATTCGTCCACCATCACCGCTGACATCCATACCAAACTTACTAGGCTTCACATCATGCTTTCGGCAAAGCTCAACGACCTTTGCGGCAACTTGAACATCAAACTCTGTAGCTTGCCCAGCGGCGATCTGGATGACTTCTTGATTTTCCAGATACATAACCTTCTGTGAGGTTCCACGGACATAACCTAGTTTACAAACTGTAAGGACGCATCGGTCACCACCAGCCGTGAAAGCAGTATCGAATCCAGCAATCTTGATGAGGTCATTGTGATCCCAGATAGGTTCTGAGTAGGTATCGGCATTCCGAATGACATCGGCGGTTAGGATCGTTTGGGCAAAGCCAGACTTGGGCCACCAGCCAATAGCGTTACGAACATAGTCCACAGAGTTCTCATCTCCATAGGACATCTTCAAAATGTCTGCCTGTTTCTTGCGATCCATTAAGAACGGGAATGGAGAAGGCTCATTAGGAGGAGCTTGGAAGTTCGGCGACTTCATGCCATTGTAGAACAAGCATACGCCTGTCTCAGTCTCCCACTTCTCCATATCAGCACTAACCGCATCGAAGCTAGTGTGACCTTTAGGCATAGCCCATCGGGTGTGTGGATTGTCGCCAGCGGACGGGTTTCCGATACCAATGAAAACCTTGTCATCGTTGGAAGAAAGGTTCTGCCTGATGTTAATCGCGCCCATCTCCATTTCTGGCAACTCGTCCAATGCTACTCTGATCCTATCGTTCTTACGACCACGGGTGGTATCAATAGCCTTCTGACCCTCAGAGCCGGGCGGGAATGCAATAGCCTTGATAGCATTGCGGTAGTCCTTCTCATCATCTCCCGCCGCGCCACCCCACACAATCATGTGGCGATAGTCAACGAGGTTCCCAATCTTATTGGAGGCACACTTCCAGAGTTTCGAGATGATACCCCAGATACGATCTTCCGAAGCTCCAAGGGTTGTAGTAGCCACCCAAGAAGATGTGCAATGCGGCGCAGCGCACCAATCCAGATAAATCCACAGACCGACAGGAAATGATTTACCCATCGAGGCCGCGCCAGCCAAGCACACATCGTCATTGTTGCACAACTCCTCAAGAGTCCTAAGAAGTTGGGTATTGGTATAACCTCTATTCTTAATCACAACATCAGTAGGCCACATATACTGGACAGCCATGATGAAGTGTTCAAATGGCGACAAAAGTTTGTAGTCAGAAAGTTCCATGTTCTTCTTCACCCGCATCGTCCTTCCGTAGTCACCACGGGTTAAAGCGTAGCAGTAAAGCTCGATCTCAAGCGGGTTCATGTTTTCTGGGAAGACCATCCCGTATTTCCGAATGCCATTTTGAGAAACAATTTTTCTTGACATGGGAATGATAAAACCCCATCTTCACGCGCAAGGCAAGATGAAACTTAAAGAACCTCGACGCGCTCCTGTAGGCGGGTTTTATTATAAATACACGATTACCCGCAACAACCTTGAATTTCCAGCGACTGTATATGGAGAATCATTGACGCGCCTAATCGAGAACACGATCAAAGATATGAGATCAAACGGCGTTACTGCGCCAGTCGATTTAGCAGATATTATCGAAACCCAAATCTGCGAACGCCAACCAGCGGACAGGTGTTGGGTTGGCGCGGGAGATAGAGTAGCACAAGCCATTCATGGTGTGGCTCGTGTTGTTGATAAAATAGCAGGAACAAGACTTGAACAGAAGGCAAAGGGATGCTCTAGTTGCAGGCAACGCCGACAAGCGTTAAACAGAATGTTCAACAAATAACTCTATCGTTAACGATAACTCATTATGCCTATCTCAGTCGGATCAGACAATTTTTCACTTTTAACTCTCGGCCCAGATGGTGAAGTCCCAGATACTAGGATTTCATCAGCGAACCACGCTTGGAATATTGCGAACAATCTCGCCCTGTCAAATGTTGGCCGAGAGAATAAACGCATTAGGGTATACAAAAGCTACAAGAGGTTTCCGCCTACAGGTTATAGTAAACTAGCAGAGAAGAAGTTACCATGGCAGGCCGATGTGAACTGGGGGCAGATGGAGTTCATCGTAAACAACCAGAAGTCCAGCTACTACGATGTAATTACGGAGCGGCAAGCCTGCGCCTCAATCGAAACAAAATATGGCAATGAAAAAGAAAGACTCGTCCACACGGAAAACATTACGCTCGCGTTCGACAAAGCGATCCGCGAATGGCCGGGGTATCTCTACAACAAAGAACAAGAACTTGAGTCGATGCTACTCTACGGAAAAGGCATCGGAATGTGGCACAGCCCTCTTGGCTGGATGCCAGAATATGTTCCGCTTTCTGACCTCTTGTTCCCTGATGACATCAAGGTTGATTTCTCGAATCTGGAAGAATTTGTGCGGCGAGTTCGACTCACCCCGTATCAACTCTACAAGATCATCGAGAACCGATCTGCCGCCGAAGACCTTGGGTGGAATGTTGATGCAGTCATCGACGCCATCAGGTTCCACAAAGCATTCTCGGAACACAACAAAACTAGGGAAGACTTCTTCCGCACGATCTCAGAAAGCGGATTCAATTGGTCACTCTCGGTCAACCAAAAGATCGACCTCTACGAAATCTACTGGAGGGAATTCGACGGCAAAATCTCGAAAGCAGTCATTCTCCAAGACTACAACCCGATCAGCCAATACATCAACCAGTATGTCAAAGGCAACGAAAAAGTCAGCGAAGCGGTTGTCCGCGACCAACATGGTTTCCTCCAACTTAATATCGGGCTTTTCGACAAGTGGGATGAAATCCTCTATATGCTCACCGACTCGGTGGGTAGCGGATTATTCCATGACATCAAGTCCCAAGCGGAAGCGGCGTTCGTAGCTTGTCGCCAGTATGACTTCACGATGAACGGGCTTGTGGATGCCGTTCGTTTGAACTCAATGCTTCTGTTGGATGGCGGCTCGCCAGACTCAACCAAGATGCTCAAGCAGATGGAATGGCTTCCGATCAGCGTTATGCCAGATGGAGCCAAGTTCACGCAGAACAGGTTCCAGATGCCAGTCGCAGAGGGAATGCAATTCATGCAGTTCTACATGGGCGATCTCTATCGCGGCCTCGGCCAGTATCGCATCAATGCACCAACAGCAGGAGGAGCGCAACGCACTAAAGGTGAAGCGGAACTCGATGCGGCGGAGTCGGCAAAACTTTCTGGAACTCAAATCAGGCGTTTCAACGAGTGCGAAACTCTATACTTCCGCGAACTATACCGCCGATTTGTATCCTCAACTCGCAATGACGAGGGATACGAGTATGTCAAAAAATTCTACGAAATTCTTGAGGAACTTGGAACTCCTAAAGAAGCTGCCGCTTGGAAGAACATCACAAGCATCCGAAGCAACCTTATCAACGGAGCAGGAAGCCCTAGCTTCAAGCTCATCACAGCGGAGAAACTTGTATCGCTTACTAGCATCACTCCAGCCAACGAAGGACAAGAGAATGCCGTTAAAGACGCCATCGCAGCTTTGGCGGGGCGGGACAATGTAGCTAGGTATCGCAATACGAAGATGAGCAAGATTGATGATACTGCCCGTATCATTGGTTTCGAGAACGCAGGCATGACGGATGTGTTCGTCAATCCCGCGAACTTCCCAGTATTGCCAACCGACCCGCACATCGAACACGCTACTGGTCACTTCCAAGACCTCATGTTGCAGATTCAAACCAACATGGAAGCGATCCAAGCTGGTGCGGCGGATGTCAACGAACTCGCCAAGGTTGTCCGCTCCATCCAGTTCAAGGGCGGTCACATCATGGCCCATGTGGAGTTCATCGCCAAAGACCAATCCAAGCAAGACTTCCTCAAGCAATTCATGGAAGGCATGGGTCAAGCTGGAAAAATGGGCGACGAGATCAATTCTGTTTACCAAGAAATGCTCCAGAGCGAACAGCAGGCTCAAGGCAAGGGAATGTCCGAAGAAGACATCAAGCTCCAATACCTCGCGGCCAAGTCTGGTATCGAGATCGACACCAAGCAGAAGCTCGCAGACATCTCTATCGGCAAGGCATCTGTCAGTCACGCCCAGCGCACAGAGCAACGCAAACAGCAGGGTATTACTCAACTCGCGCTACAGAAGGCCAAGGCTCGCGCCGAGATTCAAAAGACAATGGGCAAAGCCCAGCCTATGCAACAGGCTCCCGAAGCTCCAGAGATGGAAGAAGAGGAAGAAGTCGAGGAGGTAGAAACAGAGGAAGAAGAGATCGAGACTCCCGGCGAAGAAGTTGAGATGGAAGAGACTGAAATGGAAACTGAAGAGCAGAAGCCACAGACTCCTCCGCAACCTAAACAATGAAAACCGATAAAATCAAAAGCCTCTGTGCAAGCATAGCCAACCATGAGGATTGGGCTACGCTACAAACCTACCTGCTAATGACCGCTCAACCATCGAGCGGAATTGATACAGCAAGGGACATCTTCAACAGGATAAATACAATTGGAGAGGATACACCTACCCAATTCAAGAAAACCAAAAAACCAACCATCCATGTTGAAGAAAACGCAATATCAGACCCTGATCTACAAGACTTATGAGTGAACAAACCACAGCAGAAATCATCAAAGACCTAACAAGCAAGCCAGAGGTTCCTATCAAAGGGAACACTAAGGACTTCCTTGCCAAGTTCAGCAAACAGCAAGCCGATGACGGCAAGCCAAGCGGAACCAATGTCGGCGACCCAATGATTGGTATGCGCCAATCTGAAGAAGAGCCAATGGAAGATGAGTCTGAAGTTATCGTTAACGATAACGAGCCTAAGAAAGATTTGAACATCAAGAAATCTGGGTTTGTTCAAAAGCAGATCGAGGAGAACCGCCGACTCAAAGAAGAGTTGGAGAAGTTCAAGAAGGACGAGGTTCCTAAGTATACGCAGAAAATTGCGGAGCTTGAGGCATTGGTTCAGAACTCATCTACCACAGCAGAGGCTAACCATTATCAATCCCAGCTTAATAAAGCGAACGAGGAGAAAGCTGAACTGGAAGCTAACCTATCCAAAGAGATTGCTGACCTTCGCGGCAAGCTGGACTTCCATGATCTGACCAGCAATCCCGATTTCCAAAAGCAATACTTTGAGCCGATCAAGCAAAGCTATAACTCGGCGCGGGAGATTGTCGGAAACGACAGCGCACTCCAATCATTGTTTCATAGGGCAATCGCGGCAAACGGAGCAGTCTACCATCACACGAACGAAGATGACAGGCAGGCATCCATCCGCGAGCGCGATGAGGCTTTCGAGGAAATCACGAACAGCTTGGGAACATTCAAGCAAGTAAGGTTCGCTGATTACATCAAAGATTACCTTGATGCCACGGAACGCCACTCTGAAGCATTGATCAACTATCAGCAGACAAAGACTGAAATCCAAAACGCCGCAAAGCGCAAGGAGCAGGAAGCCCGAAATAAATTCATCAATACATGGCACGATAGCTACAAACAGCAAGCAGCAGAGATTGAGCAAGAGTCCAGCATCTCTGATGACATCGCGGCCTACATGAAAGAAAAGGGAATCAAATACGACACATCGAAAGATGATGCCATTGCACTTATTGCCACCCAGCAATCGAGCGAGGAAGCATCTGTAGATGAAATGAACCGACTCATCAACCAAGGTCGGGCTTACAAGAAGCTCCAAGCTCAAGTGAAGGCACTTCAAGAAATGGTGAAGGAGAAAGATGACTACATCGGAAAGCTCAAAGGAGCTTCGCGTGTAGACTCGACTCCTCGCGTTTCAGAATCTCAGCAACGGCGGATGAATGTGACTGAGGGACTGGCGGCAAAGCTGGCGAGATTCTCGCCATCTGGCCGTAATCTTGCGAGCGCGTAGCCCTGATCCAACAAAGCTGAAAGGGGAAGTGTGGAACTGCACCATACTTCCCCTTTTTATTTTTATTAAAAAAAGATTTGACAGGTTTTCTTTACCGATTACTTTTCGCAGCGAAATGGGAAATCCGAAGGCGTGAGCCGTTAGGGATTCAAGCGCACCCAGCTTGGAGAGTCACCGATCTCTCAAACAAACGGTATTCTGGACTGGTCTGAAAAGACACCGAGGGTTGAATCCAGCTCGAAAATAAAAAGCATTCGCTTTGGAATTTTCGAGTTTCTTGTGGATGCTAAAACCAAACCAAACAACAAAACTAAAACTAACTAAATCAATCAGATGTCAGAGCAATTGTATTTTAATTCGTGTGCTGAGATTGATAGCTTTTTCCGCGAAGGCCGTGAATATTTCAACGACCTTTATGTGAAGAAGCTCGTCACTAACAGCACTTACTTCACCCGTTTCGAGGAGCAAGCATGGCCCCTCAATCACACCACCGAGCAAAAAGGCTTCCGCTTTGGCCGTGGTTTCTATGATCCTTGCAGCCCGTTCCGCAAGATCGTTGACACCTACTGCAACACGGATTCCTGCGACAGCAAACCCGAAGTCATCCAACGCCCCGGCACGGAGAGCTACACTTTCGAGCTTCTCCGCAAAGAGATGACCACGGACTGGATTTGCGTTGAGAGCTTGCTCTATCGTCTCTTCCCCGCTGAAGAAATCCTTCAGTTCGAGGAGTCGAACGCTCGCATCACCAAGAATGTCCATGAGGAATTCCTCCGCGCCAACTACATCGGCGGTGCAGGCCACAAGTGGGTCGGTATCGTTAACGATGATGGTGTCTACTGCGGACTCCTCGATGACGCCGCTTGGTTCATCCCTGAGCATACCACCAACAATGAGTCTGGTTACGACCTCTGCCACATCCGTGTCAAAGTCGCCGCTGCTGATCTGAACAAGATCGCTTACCTCTCGTTGGATATGCTCGACGACGCGCTCGTCGAACTCCAAAACGAAGATGACGCTTTCCGCCTCGACCTCTCTGAGGCCGCTGGAATGCCTCTCCTCGACATCGTTATCCCTGATCCTCGCGTTGGCCGTGGTCTCTACTTCCAAGCCAAGCGCAACAATGGTTACTGGGATGCTAACACCGACTTCGACAGCCGCCTTACCAGCCTCAAGCTGGGCGTGAACCGCATCATCGGCGACTACGCTTTCGGTTACGACATCAACTCGCTCCGCTTCAATGCCGACAGCGCATTCAATGCTACGCTTCCTGCGTTCAACGCCAGCGATGCCTCCACATGGCCTCGCCTCGTTCGCGTTCCTCGCTATGTGAAGGTCGCTCAAGAAAACGGCTGCTCGTATATCCCTAACCGCGACTACCAGAACGCTGACTTTGCGATCTCTGCCGCGATGGTGAACAAAGCGATGACCAAGTGGACGATGCCTTCCTCGACTGGATACGGCCAAGCCCAACAAATGACCCAGAACTACGCTGGCGATTGGGAATGGAAGAACCCAGATTGGGAGTGCAACCGCTGGCGCAAATCGGGCTTCTATCAAGCCCAGTTCCGCCTTGCCGCACAGGTCAAAGACCCGACCCTTATCCATGTGTTCCTGCATCGTATGCCGAAAGCCCGTAACCTTTACGGATCCTGCTGCGAACTGAACACTTACACCGCTTGCAGCACGAACCCTGATTGCTACTCCTGCGAAGGCGTTGGCGACATCGTTGCTCCCTAACCCGTAATCCCCATGCGAGGGGCGGGGAAACCCGCTCCTCAATGGGGGAAAGGAAAATCAAATGGCTTGCTTCACAGACCTTAGTTACGCAGATCGCTCCTATCAATTCGTTCTCACGCTTGCGAGCGCCGCTGGTATTACTCCAGTTGGCCTCGGATGCTACAGCGAAATGAATGACGCTGGTAAACTCTACCAGTTCTACATCTCGCTTGCGACGATTGCTGGATACGAATCTCCCGTAACACAAAACTGCTTTGAGCAACTAACTGAAGACGCACAACTGAATCTCGTCAACGAGGCTCTTGCGTCTGCTTTTGCACTCTAACAAAAAACTAATTAAATAATATGTCTAATCGA